CTTCTGGAGTACTACCAAATAACCACTCCAATCCTTGTTTAAATAGAGAAGCGTCAAAGCCATCCTTTCTTCGTTCCTCTTCTGCTAGTCTTTGTTCTTCCAAACTAGTTGCCAGACGATCGATCCTTACCTTTGCAGGACTACGAGTATCAGTACTTGTCTGACCATTCTTTTGACGATAAACAATATCAGACAATCCGCCGCCACCTGCTCGGAACCCCTGTCGCCCAAAAGTATTCGCCCCACCTGCTTGCTGCGGCTGACCAAACCCACGAAAAGTATTAGCTAGTCCGGCACCAGCCCCAAGAATCTGTGCCCCAAAACTTGGACCCTGCGCTCCGGGTGCAGAAGCAACACTCTTAACATCACGTTCCGACAGAAGAGGATTACCATACACAAAACCTGAGTACTTTGCAAGCTGCTCTTCCGGGAAAGCCTTCTGTTCCAGATACTTATAATATTGCTCATCCAAAGCACTCTGAGCAAGTCCCTGCTTTTGCTCACCAACAGTCTGTATAGCACCCTGTTCAGCAAGACCCTGACCAAATGTGGCTGGGCCTAATGCAGCAACAGCACCGGCCTGACCCTGTTCTCTTCTTTTCTGATCCTGAAATAACTTTTGTGCATCCATATAAGAGCTTTGCAACCCTCTGGCCTGAATATCCCCCAGTCTGGTTTGCAGGTTCTCTCCAAGTATGCCTGCCTGAACACCGGCCCGTGACCCAAGCCCGGACATGCCACCGGCCTGAACAGCTTGGCTCTCAAACTGTGGCATAATATTTCTTTCAAAGTCTTCAACAGCTTTTCTTTTCTCAACATCAGTGACAGCCTGTTGGTAAGGACTCATGTATTCCTGTGCCCTATCCCCTGTAAACCTCTCTCCCTGTTGACGATACAGATCAAGACCTTCCTGCTGAAGGGCAGTACCAGTACCGGCCAGTCCTTTTATACCTTCCTGTGCATCTATTTGTTCCTGAGTCTGCGGGGCGGTGATAGCACCTGTATAAGGATCATAACCCTGATTCACTATCCCTCTATAGTAATCCTGAGCTTCTGTTAAAACATCTTTGGCAAAGGGGGCAGCTTCTTCAGATAGTCTGCTGGTTTGATTAGTATTTTGATAAACAGAAGATGGACCTCCTCCTCCCCCACCCTTGTACTGAGGAAGGCCAGTGGTCATGTGTAACGTTCCTGCACCACCAACTGACCTTAGCAGATCAGCTTCAAAAGAATTAATATGAGCAAGCTGAGTATCACCATCAACACCCAAGCCTGAAATATCTTTATAAAGTTCCTTCAGAATATCTACCTTATCTGTAATAGACAGATTATCCAGAAACACTTTTATATTTGATTTAATAGTCATATTTTATACTTCCCTTGTTAGAACAGTGCAGAACTTTTTAAAACCAACTTTTGCCAGTACTTTCACCCAGCCTTCTCTGCCGCAACACTCAAATCTTTTTGCATCATTTTCTTTGGCAAATGTATGTATCGCTGAATCTTTATCCCAGAAAATATCAAACCATTTATCCATATTATTTGTCTTACCACCCACCAAAACTATACGTAATCTTCTCTCTCTGGGATAGTTTACAAACTCTGTAGTAACTGCCAGTAATACTTCTTCTTCGTTCCCTATGATCCAGAGATGCATATAGTTGTCGTTTAACCACTTTCTGACATCCTCCACATCAAACTCACCCAGATTTTGATCTATTGGTTTCTGAAGAAGATCCCTGACAAGGGGCCAAATAACATCAACTGATTCTGGTTTTATCTGTATAAGTTTCATCAGCCCATCATTGACCTGAGCGAGCGCAAACCATTAATCTGATTAGGTTGTTTATCATTACCATAGGCTTGTCTGCGAATACCTTTGACAACATTATCCATATGATCAGCACCCTTATCTGGATTACCATTACCCAGAGCAGCCATTGTATGACTATCCACCACATATTCTGTGGGACTGACAGCCAGAGTAGCTACCTGATTTGCACCTTCTTTGATAGGCATCCTGACATTATCCTGCATACCACCACCATCTCCGGGAACTCTGCCAGAGAACTCACCACCAGCAGCTAGCTCATAAAGACCACCGCCACCTGCTGCCGTCACAGTTTCGTCCACAACTTCTTCCTCAACAGGCCAGACATTTCCCGGCAAGTTATAAAAAGCTAGTCGGGCTGCTTCTTCACTGGTATCTCTTGGATCTGGTTGTAATCCTCCAAGAACTTCCGCATAGATAGGACTGTCATCACCATAAGCCTGATGCAAAAGTCTTCTGGTATTATCAGTGGGGCCGGGGGGAGTATCAAAAAAGCCTACCTGTTGTCTGTACAGATTTCTTAATTGTGCCGCATCCAGTGATGGGAGATTAGGATCACCAAGACCACCATACCTGTCTTGATCAAAAATATCAATAGGATCTTCTTCCGGGAATCGTCTTGGGCTAATCCAGCCTTCCGGTGGGCGACCGGGTGGTTCACGACGAGGCAATCCACCAGTAGGACCAGCCATCACTAGAGGATCTCGCTGATCCGAATCAAATAGGATGTCGTTACCAATATCCGTACCAGTACCAGTATCAGTATTGGGATAGCCGTATCGTTCATTTTCTATAGGTTGGAAAGGTTTTGGCCCCTCTTCTTCGGGAGCTTCCTTTATCTGACCTAACAATCTTTCATGTTCTGCCCGAAAACCACCAAATCCTTGCTGCACGCCATAACTTGTACCAGCTATTTGATTTTGAGGAACTCCGCTACCGGGGTATTGAAAGCCTACAAGGTTTCCTATTACCTGCCCCGCCCATGCCGGATCGTCGCCACTGTTATCAAAAATAACAGGATTATTTTCCGGGCTAAGAGGTGCCAACATATCCCAATACTTAGTGTCTACTCCATAATTAAGAGCCATATCATGAATCTGTTGACGAATGGCTTCTCTTTCTGCCTCTGTCTGAATATTAGGATCAACTGGACCGGGATCTCTTCGATATACTACACGACCACCACCGGCAGCAGACATCGTCGGTAGCCCACCACTTTCAGGGGACATGTTCTCAGGTATTCTTACACCTGTTCGTCTTGCTGATTCAAAAATACCCGCAAGCATCTTAACCATATTCTCTTTCTTTGCATTCTCTTTCTCTTTACTTCGTTTTTCTCCTGCCTGATCAAGACGTTTAATCGCTCTGAAAATCGCATTATCCTTATCTTCATTCAAAGACACACTAGCAAGGTCAGAAAAGGGAAGCATACGAGGATCACCCTGTGGCATAGTAGAAAGACCACCCTGTGCCATAGAAGGCATAGAAGGACCACCCTGCGGAATTGCTTGAGGAATCCCTGTTCCCGGAGGAGTAGGCATTGCTTGAGGAATCCCTGTTCCCGGAGGCATAGGAGAAGGGGGACCGCCAGCACCCGGAATAGCAGCCGCAATATTGGCTAATTTCCGATCCGTACTCAGCCTGTTAATTCTATCATCTATTTCCATTATTTTAAATTCCCATAGTTAGATTGCGGTCCTGTTTGTTCTGCAATAAAGTTACTACCATTATACCCTATTTTCTTTAATTTCGCAAATTGTTCCTGCTTTTCTTTTAACAAAGCTCGCATAGGATCAATAGTTTTACCGCTGTTCTGATTGCCTATAAGCGTGCTGGTCTGAATTAGCTTCATATGTTCACCAAAAGAAGACATTAATTTAGACTCTGCCATGATGTTTCTGCTCCAAGACTTACATATCCTTTAAATTTACCAGTGCTTACTGAATAAGCTATGTCCCCTTTTCTGGGTCTTCCTATCTCAGTAACAGTGGTCACAGCATAAATATTTGTGGATGGGGCAGTATCTACCTGAACATCCCTGCTATTTAATTCATTAATTAAAGCTGATGACCAGTCCTGTATTTGATCATAAGTATTCTGTGGCTCAGCAACAGTAATATTAAAAGGTAAGGTAGGATATCTTGCCATTATCTTCTACCATCCGGCTGCAGTGCAAGTCGGAGTGATCCCCATCGCCAACTTGTTGCATTAGAGTTGCAAGATACCCTAACCTTAGCTTGCCTTCCCCTAGCTCTGAAATCAACCTTCTGTGTCATTTCCGTAATATCAAACTCTTTTACAATTTGCTGAGTAGACTCAGGATACTGCTGAGTAGTAATCTTCATTTTAATTTCACCACCATTAACCATCTGATAATCTGGAATTATCCTGTCCATGAACATAAGAGCATTACCATCTGCAATATCAAAGTCAGCAGATTCAATAAACGATGTCAGGGTTTCATTGTTAGAACCAGTAAATACAGACACAGGTTCATTATTATAAACATTATTACCTGCCGCTGTAACGCCGGTGGTAATGGTATTTCCAAATATTTCTTTATCAGCAAAAGTAGTAAAAAACATAGTACCGTATACCCAATATTTATCAACAGGATTATAGATAACATATTTATCACACTCCGTACCAGTTCCTGAAGGATACAGCCAAATAATTTCATTAAACTCAGAATTAATACCAACATATACTTTAGGATAATAATTAGGATTAATATCGTCAAAGATATATCTACGAACTGTGCAATCCAGAGTCTCTACCTGACCACTAAATCTATAGAAGTTTCCAAATCCCATCCAGTAAGTTATACCATTAAAATCAATACCAGCATGGGGTCCAACCATCCCACAGTTACTGCCAGCCTGACTGAATCTGAATGTAAATGGAGGACCAGCAAAAGCCATTGTCCACAGAGAATTATCAGTCCAAATATTGATAGCATTCTTTGAACGCTTTGCCCCTATAATTTTTGTACCATCTGTCAGTACAACCTCACCAGCAGTTGTGGCTGCTGTGGGATTCCATTCTGTTGGGTCATCTTGATCTGACCAACGCACAAGCATTGGATTAAAAGTACCACTTACAGTGGCGGATGCTGAATATTGATTAGTACCAAAAGCAATTAAGTGTCTATCGTTGGGAGAAACAAGTATTGAGTTAACACTGACCGGAGAGGTTGTTATGGAAGTAGCATGCATCGGAGATGTGGAGGCATTTGTATCAAATCTAAATATATTACTACCACTACGATTTGCAATTATGTCTTCACCCCAAGTATCTAAACTCCACTGTGTAATAGCAAATACTATACCTGATGATCCTGCTGATGCTGGTTGATTCCATGCTCTTGTTTGTGAGGCGCAAACACCAGCTTGAAAAGTTGCAGAACCATAACCCATACCCTCCGCTGCAATAGAGTTGCCTGTGGGAATGTAGTAATTAAAGGTAGCCGCTCCTACATCACTTCCAGTTGCATTGGCAGCCGTAGTCACAGTAATTGTAAAAATATCAGCACTCAACACAGATGTGATGGGATAAACATTTGTACTGAGACTTACAGCATTAAATACAGTTGTTGCAGTGAAATAAACATAATCTCCCACCGCTCTGCCATGACCAGCATCTGAACAACAAACTCTGGTACTTCCCGAAGAAGTCCCAAAACAGTTTGTTAGTACAGTAGTATTAATAATAGGAGTAATATCATGCAACTGATCCCCGTCTTGTTCATAAAGTTTATCAGGAGTTCCAAAGATCATTCTTTTTATATTTGAATCATCTACCCATGTAATCAAATCTCTGGCAGACCCATCAAAGGTTGAACTCAAAGCTCTGGGTTGATATCCTCTTAAATTTTCAGGTCGGCCAGCACGAAAACGAACACGATTTCCATCAAACCAACTACCCTCTTCAGCATACTGGGTAGTTTCTCTGTTGAAACCTTGTTTAAAATCAAATCTTTTAAGTTCTGTCATCTGACTATATTCCTACTTAAACTAATTTAGATGTCATTATCTTCGTAACTTGAATTAATACCCAGTAATTCAAGTGCTTTATTATGAGGCTGTCCTCTGTAGATATAAGTTTTAGGATCTGCCTCTGAACGCCATTTTCCATAACTACCATACTTAGCAAAAATTGAGTCAAGTTCAGCACCACTTAAATCAGTACGCTTCTCCCTGACACTTTCATAAAGACAGGACATACAACGATATGATATGTCATGTGGATCATGACGAGGATTACACTTACCGGGAATAAGTTTTACTAATTCAGAAGGCATTTTCTCCCACTGCTCAAAACGACCTGACATTTGTGAGGCAAGAATATCTATACTGCTTTCAAAAGGAATGTCTTCTAGGATACTGATTGAAGGTAAAAAAACTTTTACTCCCGTTTCATAAATAAATTTTTTTATATCGTCATATCTGTCAGTTGCTGTGTTTTCCAAACTCCGCCCATTTCCTATAGCCTCAACACTGTGTTCAATAATTTGTTTGTGATATTCTGTAAATCTGGAAATTTCTTCAGAATAAGAACACATATTTTTAAAACCTTTTCTAATTGGGCGCATATCAGGTTTTACTTTTGTAGGAATTGTGTAATGACGTTCAAAACTTCGTAGATTATTTATTAACCAATCAGAAATAGAAATAAAATTTGCACGTTCATCAATATTAGCACGCTCTTCAGTGAAATGAACTGCAATAATTTCATGATCAGTTTCACTAAGAAACTTATAGAGTGAGTAGGTGCTATTAACACCGCTACTTGCGGGAATAAGAATTTTCATTTAACCTACCGTTCCTAAAAATGTTCCTGTGGTTGAGATAGTTCGGCTATTCTTTCTGACAGCATATCCGGCAGCACCTCCACCAGCAGCAGCATAGAGTTGACATAGAGCAGATCCAGAGCCATTACTACCAGTACCACCTGTTGCCCCCAAACCACCAGCCTCTCCTGCGCTTCCTATATTTGTTGGGGTATCACACCACTCAAAACCTTTTGAGTGATATAGAGTTTGACGACTTGCACCACTACCTCCGCCGCCGCCGCCGCCACCCCATGTTCCATTGTTTACAATAGACCATGTAGAACCGCTGGTAGTAAAGTTAGCATAAAAAGCATCACCACCTCCTGAGCCTTGATTCCCTCCAGAACCAGAAGCACCGGTAAAGCCCGAAACAGTTCCATTATTTGTTATCGTAACAAGTGAATTAGCAGGAAAAACACCTGAGGTAATTGCATGAGTACCAGATCCGGCTAGCGTTATTCCACTATTAATAACAACAAATAACGTCCCACCGGCGGTGGCATTAAATCCAGCAGCTACAGCATCAGTCAGGAGATTAACATTAGTAGCATTTGCTGAATATGTCAATGTAATCCCTGCTGAAGCTCCGTAAAAATTAGAAAAAGAAATAACACCCGATGTGGGAACATTTGTATTACCTGCCCCTACTAAACTTCCCCCTCTATAATAGTCAGACAAGCTATTAGGTTGACTGCCAGAAAATTCTGTGGCAATCTGAGCAAAGGTAAGAGTACCTGACCCCGGAAGAGCCATTTATTTAGACTCCAAGTCTTTAACTTTTTGTGAAAGTTCTTTCACAGCCTCTACCAAGAGTGATGTGGCATTCTGATACATTACACCCTTTACACCCTTACTACTTTCTCTTACTAATTCCGGTATAGCGTCTTTAACTTCTTCATAAATAAAACCCAGAGTTCTATTTTCTTTATCCTGTTCTCGCCATTTAAAGCTTACACCCCTTAGCTTCTCCACCAAATCAAGCGGGTTAGCTATATCTTGGATATCCATTTTAGCCTCTGCTGCTGAATATGCAGTCACATTACCACTTGCCACCATATCGCCTGTGATTGCAACACCTGTATTTGTTGTTGCAAGTTTTAAGCTTCCATTGTAATACATATTTACAGCGCCATCAGCTATAAGTGCCGCCATAGCCTCATCGCCAGCGGAGTTAATATTTATTTGGCTGCCTTTTAATACCAGTAAGCCTGTGCCAGCATCTTCTACATAAGAGTTTGACCCGTCGTGATAAATTTGCAAATCACTTCCTGTACCAAAATTAGCCTTGGCATTATCAACAAACATAGCAGAAGTAGATACTGTTAAAACACTTGTATAAATAGTGCTGAAAATATTACTTGTAACTGGCATGACAGTTGTACCATTAGTAACATAAAGAGCAGTACCTCCCTGCTCAAGCGTAGAACCGGCATTACCAGCAACCCTAAGTACCACAGAATCTGTGGCATCATTGTATGATACTGAGTTTTTAACTATGTAAGACTTGGAATTATTAGGAATAAGAATAACAATATCATTATGACTGCCGCCCACAGTACCATTAATTTCAAGAATAGCTGAACGAGCCTGATCACCAGAACCCTGATTATTAGTCAAAGTAACTGTTGTTGTAGTTCCCACTGTAATAGTCTGATAACCAGCAATGGCATCATCCAGAAGACTAATAACACCATCATTAAGAATCTGGCCCCAACTATTAGGATTTTCTCCATCCGCCTGTTTGGTTAGCTTAAGATTAGTTGTATATGTACTTGCCATTAACTTGCCTTTCCTTTTTCTTTCTCTTTACACTCAGA